CCTGATGACACATACCGATCTGATTTCTTCTTGGGTGAAGTTCATCGCGGACGACGGCGCTGATTTTCTGGTTTGCATGCTGCCGGACGAAGAGGCCTATATTCTGATTCCGGCGGACAACGCTATCATATTCGCCAGCCTTCTACCTCTGACCATGGATCAGCGTAAGGCATACGGACATCGCGGCGCGGATCTTGGCGCCAGCACAATTGTTGTCGTGGAAGGCCCGCCGACAAAATGCGTCAAGACGCTCATCCACGTGAATGGTGAGGCGCAATGACACCAATGGAAAATGCACCGTCAGAACGGCTGCTCGCCGTTGGGAAAGGCAAAAGCAGCAACCTCGGTCTTGTGTCGCTGGAGTATCTCGACTGGAACGCGCTCGTCGCGCTGTCGAGCACGCCGGTTGACTCACCGATAGAACATAGCGAGTTCATGGCGCTTCCCAAGCCGAAGCGCAACCAGCTGAAGAAATCGGCATTCATATCGTTCGGCGTGTTTCACGATGGCGTGCGCAGCAAACAGAGCGTCACAAGCCGGAGCGCTGCCCAGCTGGACTATGACCACGATACGCTGGATCTGTTCCGCCGACTTGAAGAAGCGGAACTCACTGGCGGTGTCGTGCCGTTCGCATACGTCGGGCACACGACTCGCAGCCACACGGACGAAGCGCCGCGCCTGCGGCTCATGGTGCCGTTCTCGCGCGATGTCACCCCCGGGGAGTACCCGCGCTGTGTTCGCGCGCTTCACGGCCTGTTTGGCGCCGCTGAGCTAGACCGTGGCAGTCTTGAACCGTCCCGGCTGATGTATCTGCCTGTCGTGAACCGCAAGGCGCCATTCTGGTCCTGGCAATCGAAGGGTACAGGCTACGTGGACCCGGATTACCTTCTCTCGCTCGATCTGCCGGGCGAAGAGAAGGAAGAGCCGTCAGATCTGGATATCGCGCTTGCGGAGACACCGCGCACGTTCTACCAGCGCGTGAATGCGCTCGCCATGAAGTCGTTCGCAGCCTGGGTTCCGGAACTGTTCCCTGACGCGCAGCAGTACAAACAGGGCGGTTACCGCATTTCGTCAGCGTCGCTAGGGCGCCTGCTCGAAGAAGACATTTCCATCGTGCCGGAAGGCATCAAGGATTTCGGTGTGGCGGACCAGGGCGACGCGCGCGACGGCAAGCGCTCACCTATCGATCTGGTTCTGGAGTGGCGAGAACTGAACGACGCTGCGCAGGCCGCGAACTGGATTTGCGAGCGGCTCGGCGTCGATCCTGCGGCGCTGGGCGGCAAGTCTAACGCGCCCACGCCTTCCGATATGGCCTTCCGGTTCTACTCAGGCGACGACTACGCAACCGACTTCAACGCGGCGGACGAGATCGTGGAAGATGTCCTGCCATCCCAAGGCCTCGCCATGGTGTATGGCCAGTCGGGTTCCGGAAAAACTTTCTGGATGCTGGATATGGCTTTTCGCATGCAGAACGGCGTCAAGTGGCGCGATAAAGACGTGAAGCAGGGCGATGTGATGTACGTAGCGGCGGAAGCAGGGCGGGGCATCAAGAAGCGTATCCAGGCGGTGAAGGCCATCCACCCCGAGTGGCGTGCGCCGTTCGTCGCGGATGTGGCGCCTAATCTGGGCAGCACGACTTCTGTCGAAGCGGTTCGGGATGCGGCGCGCGCGGTTGGCGTACCCGCTGTCATCATCGTTGACACGATGTCCGCATCATTTGAAGGCGACGACAGCAGCCAGCAGGACGTAGCGAAGATGCTTCGTAACCTGAAAGTCCTGGCCGACGATCTGCAATGCCTTGTCATTTTCGTGCACCACTCGACCAAGGAAGGCGGTAGCCATCGCGGCTCAGGTGTTTTCTACAACGACGTGGACGCTGTTCTGGAGGTCATCTCCGAAGGCGAATCGGACAAGCGCAAGCAATGGGTAAAGCAACTCAAACACCGGGAAGGCGAAGCCGGCAAAACCTACCCTTTTTCTCTCATGGTCTCCGCGCCGCTCGCGTTCAAACCGAACGGCAAGCCCGTAACCTCATGCACCGTCGCGCAGGAAAGTTACGAGCCGCCAGCCAAACAGGGGAAAGAACGCAAATCGACAGGCGGGGAGTTTGAGACGAGCGACAAGTACGCCAAGGCAAGAAAGTATCTCGAAATCATCGAAGAACTTGTCGGTTTGGGGGATGCGAATGTGGACGAAATTGGCGTCATTTCGGCCATTCAGGCGGATGAGATTGTAAACCCTTTGAAAGAACCGGACTACCCGAGGGCGGACAACGTGAAGCGTACTCTCCTCAGATTAGCGGAGCGAGGGAAGATCAAGCGGGAGGGCCGCTGGATAAGGCTTTGCCGGTAATTCCTCACATTCCCTCAGATTACTAACTCAGATACTCAGATTACTTCCTCACTTCCTCACACTCACATCCCCCCCTTTAGGGGATGTGAGAATGTGAGGGAACGATAAAGTGAGGTTGAAAGGAAAACGTAAATTATGAGAAAAGACGACTCAGTGCTGTGCGTATGCTGTGGCCGGGAGTTCAGCGTGCGCCTGCTGGAGCTGGTGAGGTGGGAAGGGCCGCTATGGTGCCAGCCGTGTATCACGTATGCGGACACCGAGTTGGCAGAGGCTGCCTCGCGCGCGAGGAAGGCGCAAGAGCCGTTTGTAGAGAGGGAGTGATACCGAGGCAGCAGAAAAGAAGAACGGCCCGCTGTGGGCCGTTTGCGTTAGTGGATGGGCGCGAAGCCGATTGTGTTCAGTTCGGGGTTGGCGAGAAGGAAGGAGTCGCGGTCCGGGAAGCCGGCTTCCTCTGCCAGCGCGTCGGCGCACATTTCCAGCGTGGGGCGGCCCGCGCAGTCGATGAAGCCGATCATCTCGTCACCGGGGATCAGGATGGCGTAGCGGATCATGTCAGCACCACACCACGTGGCGGAGGTCAACCGTGCGACGTATGAGCCAGTGCCGGCGCATTTCAGGCGCTTCCATGTCAGGGCACGCGACTTCCATGTAGGCGTTCGCGAGCAGGATCAGGACGGTGTGAAGGGTTGAAACCATGATGTGTCTCCTTCGAAGAGGCCCTTGCGAGCCTTGATAAGCGGTTCAGTTCAGTTTGCCGTACTTGCGCTCATGCAGATAGAGGGAGTCGATACGGCAGATGGTGTGTGGGTAGCGCTCGCCGTCCTTGACTTCGTGCTGTGCGTCAAGAAGGTTGCTCACGCGTGCAGCTTCCTGATAGTGCGTCGCTTCAGCAACGACCGTGTTGGAATCCAGGTTGATGATGGCGTAGACGTTTTGCATTTCGTTTCTCCTTCGTTGTTGATGACTCCACTATAGCAGTTGCAAAACGAAATGCAAGAAAAATGCGGCCGGATTTTTAACACCGGAGCGTGAATTACGATTAGTGAAACCCGTTACGCATTATGAACGCGCGAGCGCCGTCGAAAGTCTTTCGCTAAGATGTTAGCGAATTGCGATTTGGTGGCGAAATGGCCTCCTCTGCGCGTCTCGAAAACATCGATTCGCAGTTTGTAAGTCAGCGCTCACTAACCTGAAATATTGATTGCCCAGGCCAGTAAATCGCGGTCTGATAACGCGTCTGTGCATGTGCACTTTCGCTAAGTCATTGATTCCATTGACTTTCCCCATTCCTGATAAGTTGACATAATCAGGAATTATCGAACTTTGCCCTGATATATCAGCGGTTTTCGGCTTGGAATGAGAAGCATTCTTAACTCTGGGAACCTTGGCCCGGCGGGCCGGACGGGTGGATAAATTTGGAGAGGCAATTCCCAAACCGCGTACCGGAAAACACTTGATAAGTTGCGACAAGTTAACTATGATTCACTTATCAACACGGAGGCGATCATGGAGCAGTGGGCAGACGTAAAGGGCTACGAAGGCTGGTATCAGGTGAGCAACACAGGGATGGTGAAGCGCGTCAAGGGTCAGGAGCATTTCCTGAAACCCGGTTACAACATGCAGGGCAGGCTTCAGGTGACGCTATCGAAGAACGGCAATCTGCGGCGCGTGCAGATTCACCGGCTGGTGCTGGAGGCGTTCGTCGGCCCCGCGCCAGCTGGAACGGAGTGCCGGCACCTGGACGGCGACTGCACGAATAACAACGACGGGAACCTGGAGTGGGAGACGCACGCCGTGAACATGGCCGATACGGTTTATCACGGTACGTCAACGGCAGGCGAGAAGCACCCACGCGCAAAGCTGACGGAAAACGATGTCCGGGAAATCCGGGCCGAACGCTCCACAGAGCGCGAACTGGCGGCAAAGTACGGCGTGTCGCAAGTGTCGATCCACTTCATCCGGTCTCGCAAGACCTGGAAGCACGTGCCATAATCGCGCGGAAACCCAGGAGGGAATATGGCAAACGGATACGTGAAGAGCGTCGCGCAGGACCCGGTACAGATCGTCTTCCCGCTGGCCGCGACACTGAACCGCATTGGCGGGCATAGCCGGGTGGCGGTGTACGGGCACCACCCCAGCCCGGTTACGGCGGGCGCGGACATATGGGAAGGCAGCGGTGCGTACCCGTTCCAGGCGGCAGCGACCAAACTTGAGATTCTTTCTGCCAACGCCAACGATACGGCGGCGGGCACTGGCGCGCGGACGTTCACGCTAACCGGACTGGATGCGAACTATAACTCTCAGTCGGAAGTCCTGACGATGGCTGGCGTGACGCCCGTACAGACGGTGAACAGCTATCTGCGCGTGAACGGTCTTGTGCTGGCCAGTGGCGGGAGCGGCCAGACGAACGCAGGGGATGTGACCTTGCGCGTCACGGGCGCGGGAGCCACGCAGGCCATTGCGCGAGCCGGGTATGGGTATGCCAAGCAGGCGATCTACACCGTGCCGGCGGGGTTCACGCTGCTGGTGACGGATTTGCTGCTGGAGTGCGGCGGCACGGGCGCGGCAAGCGATATTGTGTTCAGCTTCACGCGGATCAATGCGGTGGCGAACACGATCGTGACGACCAGTGAGTACATCGCGGGGCCGCTCTTTCCGGTTCAGCGAAGTGTGATCGTAGGGGCGCTCGTGGCAGAGAAGACGACAGTGACGAACCGGATCAAGGCAGTAACGGGCACGGTGGACGGGTTCAGCGCGTTCGAAGGGATTCTGATCGATAACGTGGACCTCCAGTGACAGGACTCACAAGCGCAGCCACGCTGCGCGTCATCTCGGAAGACCGGGCATTGGCGAGCGCGATGGTGTTTCCGCACCGGCACCCCAACGCCAGTCCGCCTTTCCATATCGCGGTAGTGGACGCGTGGCGCAGCCAGGATGAACTGGTGGTGGTGGAGGCGTTCCGGGGCGGCGCCAAGTCCACCCTGTCGGAAGAATTCCTGCTGCTCGAAGCGTGTTTCGGAAACTTCGGCTACTGCATCATCCTGGGCGAGACGTACACGAAGGCCTGCCAGAGGCTGGAGGCGATCAAGTTCGAAGCGGTCCACAACATGAAATTGCTGTCGCTTTTCGGCAAACTGAAAGTAGCGAACCGTGTGTGGAACGAGAACCAGATTGAACTTGCCAACGGTGTGATGATCGAGGCGCACGGGTGGGAGGAAGAAATCCGTGGCTACAAGTGGCACGATCTGCGGCCTGACCGCGCGTACTTGGACGACATCGAGAACAAGGAGCGGGTCAAGGATGCAACTTCCGTCAAGAAGAGCATCAACAAGATCATGCTGGAACTGCTGCCCGCGATGGACAAGGAGAAAGGCAAGATCCGGGTAACGGGGACGCCGCTTGCGGAAGACTGCATGATCGTCCGGCTACGGGAGAGTCCCGACTGGACCAGCATACGTGTGCCGATCTGCGACGGGGATATCGATGACCCGGCTACTGTTGCCGCGTGGCCGGAACGCTTCCCGATGGAGTGGATACGCAAGCGCCGCGACCAGATGGAGCGCGCGGGCGAACTGAACGGCTTTTTGCAGGAGTACATGCTCGAAGCCGTTGGTACAGCGGACAAACCTTTCTCACCGGAACACGTACGTGAAATCGCATTGGACCCCGCGCCCTGGCTACCGAAAACGCTGGTGGTTGATCCTGCCCGAACTGCTAGCGTTACTAGCAGCGACCGCACTGGCCGGGTGGTACTTTCAAGACTCGGGACACGGATCTACGTGCACGCAAGTTCCGGCGAGTACTGGAAACCCGACCAGATAATCGCGGATGCGTTCGACACATCAAGGAGATTTGATGATGCGAACGTGGCGATAGAAAAGAATTCGCTTGACGAGTGGTTGCTCCAGCCGATGCGCGCGGAGATGCTTAGAAGGGGGGTGAGTCTGCCGCTCAAGGCAATCCAGGCGCCGCAGGACCGGAGCAAGGAACAGTTCATCATGGGCCTTCAGCCGTTCTTCGAAGCCGGGGACGTGGTACTGGTGGGCGGACGCGGGCAGCACGCGCAGCTGGTCGCGGAGATACTGAACTTCCCGTCCGGCAAGCGCGACATTCTCAACGCGCTGGCGTACGCGCAGCGTGTGTTCTCGGGAGTCCCCGTCTATGAAGACTTCGGCAGCTACAACATCATCGACGGGTATGAACCTACTGCCCGCGATGCAATGGCGCTCTGCTTCAACGCGAACGGGAGTGAGACTACGGCGGTGCTTGTTTCTGTTGAGGGTGAGCGCCTCGCCGTGGTTGCCGACTGGATTTCGCCAGTCGTGCCAGCGCAGGCTGTACCGGACGTGCTGCAACTTGTACGCGCAGCTTTCCCGCGAGCAAGACTGACCTGCTGGATACCGGGCGACGTTGCCGACCAGGCGGACCGCATGCCGCTGATGACCGCCTTGCGAACGGCGAAGATGAACCCGATGCGCGGAGCCTACCCGAGCATGGCGCGCGGCGCGCTGTCGCCCATGATCCGCACGGAGATGAAGGGCAAGCGCCTGTTGCTGGTCGATAGCAACGCGCGGCAGACGTTGAACGCGCTCGCGGGCGGCTACTGCTACCCGGTCAGCAAGACGGGGCAACTGGCGGCGGAGCCTGAGCGCGGCGCGCACCGGACCTTGCTGGAGGGGCTGGAGTCGGCGGTATTTGTGCTGACTTCTCGCGAAAACTCCTTGCCAGATGATCTACACAGGGGTACAAATCCGTACGGAACTGCCTATTTCACCACCTTGCCCCGCAAATGAAAACGTGTAAAACCTGCAAAACAGAAAAGTCCTTCAGCGAATTTTACAAAGCGGGAAAGTACTACCAGTCGTACTGCAAACCCTGCCTGAAGGCTATGAATCTGGAGTGGGCCCGAAACAATCCGGAAAAGGTCAAGGCGAAAAAGAAACGCCAGAAGGAAGAAAAACCGGAGCACGTGAAGGCGCTTCGCCGCGCGACCTATCTACGGACAAAAGAGAAGCAGGCCGCAGGCCGGATCGAGCGGCACAGGTTGAACCCACATCAGGCGAGGCAGTACAACGCGAAGCGTAAGGCGGCGCTTTTGCAAGCGACTCCGAAATGGGCGAACACCGATAAGGTCAAAGAATTCTATTTCGCTGCCGACTTTCTCGGCATGGTTACCGGCGAGTGGTATCACGTGGACCACGCAGTTCCATTAAATAATCCGCTGGTTTGCGGCTTGCATTGCGAACAAAACTTGCAGGTATTACCAGCTTCGGATAATCTCCGCAAGAGCAACCGGCAGTGGCCGGACATGCCCTAATTTCAGGAGAGCAACCATGGCCGTTTCCCGCACCATCGTACCGAAGGCGCCCAGCCAGAATCCCGTTGACTTTTACAAGTCGAAGCAGCAAGGCGGCGCGCAAGGCAAACCGTCTAGCGTCCCGGAGAAGTTGACCGGCGGTCCGATGCGCGAACAGATGCGCCGCAAGGGGCTGTAAGTGGAAGGCAAGAAAGGCCGCATGTCGCGTGTGTACACCGCGCCGGGCAAGAAGGCCACGCCCGAACAGGTGAAGAAAGGCGGTAAGGCGACCGATCCCGCCAAAGGCAAGAGCGAGCCGAAAACGCCGCGCATGGGCGGCTGATCGTGAGCTACCGCGACCACCACAAGAGCGAAGGCAGCCAGGGCCGGGAGCGCGACACGCGCAAGACGCCCGGCAAGGGCGCCAAACTCCCGCCGATGGGCGCGAAGCGCAAGATTGCACCTAAAAAGAGGCCAGCATGAAAGTCACGAAAAAGGATCGCGCCGGCAACAACGGGCGCAACTGGTCGGAATCCGTCGAACTGCGCCACGGTGTGCCGTGGGGCGGCAAGAAGACGGACACTACATTCGGACGTACGTCGAAGAAGCCGGAAGAAGACGACCGGCCCGCGCGAACGCCGAAGGACCGCAACACGGGTAGTTCCCTTGCACGCAAGCTCGCTGGAAAAGTCATCGGATAATGGCGCGCAAAAAGAAAGAAGAAAAGAAGGTCGAAGAGCCCGTAATCGAAACCCTCGATTCACGGGCTTTGGACGCTGAAAAGACGGGCGAGGAACTGGAGAATTTCGCGGAAGATACGGGCAGCGAAGCCTATATCGACGCCTGCAAGCTCTACCCGAAGATCCAGAAGTGCTGGGAAAACAAACAGCAGCAGTCCGATTGGGTTGAAGAATACTGGAACATCTACAATGCGCGCCCCGACGAAAACCAGCAGTACACAGGTAACAGCCAGTGTTACATCCCCGCTGTCCGGGACGCCATCAATGCGCGCTGTAAGCGCACTCTGGCAACGCTCTTCCCTGCCAACTACAAGCATGTCGATGCTGTTGGACCCGCAAGCGTTACGCCGTTTCCTACGCTCGCCTTACTAGAGCATTACATCCGCAAAACGAACCTGAAGGACATCGTTCGCGCGGATCTGCTGTCGGGCGATGTGACGGGGCAATGGTGCCTGTACGTGGACTGGATGAAGACCACGCGCCGGATCACGGAACTGGTCAAGAAACCGCCCATCCTGACGGACGAAGCCGCAGGCGTGGATGTGGAAGACGTGACCGTCGAGGAAGAATGGGACGTCGAAGAGAAGGAAATTGTTGACGAGATGCCGGACATCACGCCGATGGCGGTTGATGATCTGGCCGTCTACCCGCCGACCGTGAACGACATCGAGCGCGCGACCGCCACGGCGGTACGGCTGCGCCTGTCGAAGGAATCCGTCCAGCAGTTCATCGATGAAGGCGTCTTCGTCGGCTGGAACGCGAAAGAAATCATGGACAACCTGAACGAGCCGGATGGCGGGCGCCAGAAACGCGTGCCGAACAAGCGCCGCACGGCGGATGCCGGCGTGCGCACGGAAGGCACGTACAAATACGCACTGATCTATGAGGTGCACACGAATCTGGAACTGGAAGAAGGACGCGGCAAGGAACCCTGCTTCGTCTACTACGCCGGCCCGGAAATAATTCTCGGCATCATCCGCAACCCGTTCTGGTCAAAGAAACGTCCGATCATCACGGCGCCTGTGGAGCGGATTCAGGGAACGATTTACGGCATTTCGCGAGTAGAACCCGTGAAGTACCTCCAGTGGAACTTGAACGACTACTGGAACATGGGGCAAGACAGCGCGCAATACGCGCTTCTGCCTATCGTGATGACCGATCCGCTGGCGAACCCCAACTATCAGTCGATGGTGATGGGCCTCGCAGCCGTGTGGCTGACCGATCCGCAGAAGACGCAGTTCGCGCAGTTCCCGGCCATCTACAAGGATGCCGTGGCCCTGTGTCAGGCAATCAAGGCGCAGATCAACGAGAGCATGGAAGTCAATGACGCCATGCTCGGCAAGATGCCGGCAGGCCGGAAGAATCAGGCGCAGGCCGCAGCGCAGGCGCAGGAACAGCAGTCGAACATTATCGACCACGCCAAGCGCTACGAAGGCTGCATCCTGAACCCGCTGCTGGAACGCATGTTCGAACTTGACCGCCAGTTCCGCACGAAGGAACTGACTGTCGTAACAATGGGCGAAGTCGGCGCGCGGGCGAAGCAGGAAGAGATTCCCGTGCAGGCGTTCAACGAACGGTACTTCTTCCGTTGGTGCGGCACGGCCTATCAGACGGGTATGCAGCGCATGCAGCAGATGATTGCGTGGATGAACGTGCTGCGAGGCATTCCGCCGCAACAGCTGGACGGCAGACGCCTGAACGTCGGTCCGATTCTGGAGATGGGCACCGAACAGATATTCGGTCCGGAAGTCGGGCCGCGCATCCTGATCGATGAGCGAAACCTGTTCCACGTCGAGCCGTCGGACGAAAACCTGATGATGCACAACGGTTTGCCTGCGGAAGTGCATCCGGCGGACGACGACCAGAGGCACATCGCGGAGCACATGCGCGGCGCGACGCTCACTGGCGATCCGATGGGCCTCTTCCGCGCGCACATCCAGGCGCACCAGCAGGCCATGAATCAGAAGATGCAGAAACAACTGGGCGCACCGCAAGGCCAGCCGGGAGTACCCGGCGGCGCGGCGCCAGGCGTGGCCGGAACACCGCGCCCCGGCGCGCAACCCGGCCAGCCACGACCCCAGGGTCCCGCCGGTATGGTGCACCCTGATGTTATCCAAGACTCTCAAATGGGGCCGCGGTGAGAGAATTCTGCGCGCGCGTCACGCCATGGGGCACAATACAGACCGGGAGCCAGTTTGCCTCTCTGTCGGTGTTTGAACAGAACGCGATTCTGGCTCATGAGCGCGGGCACCTGCACCACAAGCACGTGCGCACACGCCTTCTGTGGTTCGTGACGCTGCGCGCGTTCTTCCAGACTGAGAAGTTCTTCGCGATGTGCGAGGCGCAGGAACTGGAGGCAGACCAGTACGCGAAAACGTGCGGCTACGGGCCGGGACTTGTCACGTATCTCTTGACGCACTGCCCCGGCGGGCGCCCATCGATAAGCAAACGGTTAAGGGCACTCCATGTCTGACACATTCCTGATTACGCCTTACAAGGTGCGCAGCGCGGGCACCGATGTGCCGCCTGAGGAAGTGCAGGCCGCAATCAACTCGCTCGCGCAGCAGACAACGATTGCGCTGAACAGCGTTGCTAGTGACCCGACGGGCCCGGCGGGCGGTGATCTGTCGGGTACGTATCCGAATCCCACGGTGTCAGCGGTGCATGCGACTTCCGGCACGATGTCGGGTGTATCCGTCACGGGCGGTACGATCAATAACACGCCGATTGGTGGAACGACACCGAGCACAGGTGCTTTCACGACGGCGACCGCCGGCAGTCTGTTTGCATCCGGCGGCGCGGTGCCGGCGGTGACCGCCACGGGCACGCAGATTTACAACAGCCCGAACCCCACGGTCCAGTTTATCGACTCGATCCGCAGCGCGAACAACAAAAACGCGTTCGTCACGTGGGGTAGCACGGTTCTGGCGTTTGGCTTTGCCAATGACGCGTTCACCGGATTTACGAACGCGCTGGCGATCACGGGCGGGCAGGCCGCAGGCATCAGCGGCATCACCTCCACGAGCGGCACTGGCGCATGGGCGCACACAGGCGGTTTCAGCGCTACGGGCGGCATCAACAGTACGAACGTGGGCGCGACGACGCCGGGTACGGGTGCTTTCACTTCGCTTACATCAACGAGCGGTGCGCTTAACGGAACGGTGGGGGCAACGACGCCGAACACCGGCGCATTCACAACGCTTTCCGCCACGTCTACCGTAAGCGGTGCGGGGTTCACCAGTCTGTTTGCATCGCCACCCCCGATTGGCAGCACGGCAGCGAACACGGGCGCGTTCACCACGCTGTCGGCCAGCTCGACAGTAAGCGGTACGGGATTCGTGAACCGCTTCGCGTCGCCTGGCCCTATCGGCAACACGGCAGCGAGCACGGGGCAGTTCACCACGCTGGCTGCGTCGAGCACGATCACGCCGAACTCAGTAGCCGGCATTGTCGGGACAGTGACGAACGACAGCGCGCAGGCGGGCAGTGTGGGGGAGTTCGTAACCGCCAACGCTTCAGCAGTCTCCCTGTCAACAGGTGTTGCGGCCAATGTAACGTCTATTTCGCTGACGGCGGGTGATTGGGACGTTACGGGGCAAGCGGTAGCGGTAACGGCAGCAGGCACGGCCACGACGCAATGGAGTGTTGCTATTAACACTACTTCCGCCACGATGCCAGTCGCCACTAGCGGGTTTGGTATCACCGCACTGACGGGAACGCTAGGAACTAACACAAACCCCGTGGCTTGCCCGATGGTGACGCGAATCAGCGTATCGGGAACCACTACGGTGTTTCTGGTGGCAATGGCGAATTTTTCAGGCGGCACCATGACCACAAACGGCTATATACGCGCGCGGCGCGTACGTTGACTTTTTGAAACAAACGCTATATAACCGGCGAAAGCCTAATCAGGGGAATACCATGCGAAAAACCCGTCTTAGCGCCCTGATCGGCGCGCTTTACCCCTCGATCCAGGGGCAAACTCCCAACATTACGCCGATGCTCGGCGCACTGGCGGACCAAACCGGATTGATCAACTCGATTCTGTCGATCAACCCGTGGCAGGCAGCTATCTATAACGCAGCCACGAACACAACCGGCTTCACGGCAACCCAAGCCCAAATCATGGGCGCGGAATCGACCGTCCTGAATCTTACCGGTACGCTCGGCGCAGGCGCTGCCCTGACGCTGCCGACCGCCGCCGTAATGCTGGCAACGATGACGGCGCAGCAGGCCGTCGTCGGTTCGACCACTCTCCTTCGCGTCATCAACAGTTCCAGTGCTAACTTCGCGTGGACGGTCACGACCGCCAGCGGCTGGACACTGAACGGTACGATGACGGTTGCGCAAAACACTTGGCGCGATTTCATTGTCACTATCACGGGTGTTGGCGCCTCCGCAGCGATGACGCTGCAAGCCATTGGCACCGGCACGCAGAGTTAAGGAACCCAAGTGAACAAGCTGCTTAAAAAACTCTTAGGCCTTCTTTTTCCGGGGATTGACGGAGAACCTGACGATGATCCCCTACCTGATGACCTTCCTGCACCTGATCCCAGTGATGATGACGATCTGGATCTGCCTGCTGATGACCTGCCTGACGATCCTCCTGCACGGACCACATCGCGCCGCGATGATTCTGCTGAGCGTCTGGCTCGCCTGGAAGCTGAAGTCGAACGCCGTGGACGCCTTGCAGCGGAAGCGCGCCTTTCGAGTCAGTCTGCGCCCGTAGACACGGAGTATCAGCGCGAAGAGGAGCGGCTCCGCAGTCCGGACACGACGGAAATGGAGCGCTGGCAGATTCAGGCCAACCGCACGCTGCGCGACACGCAACGTCAGGCACAGCAGGCCATGTTCCAGGCGCAAGACATGTCGGACCGCGCGCGCTTCGAGTCGAAGATTGCGAGCGAACCGCGCCGCGCGAAGTACACGGAGCGGGTGGAAGAAGAAGTCCAGAAAGCACGTTCACGCGGTCAGCAAGCCTCACGCGAGGATGTGTACTACTGGATGCTCGGTAAGGACATTGCTGAAGGCAAGCTTAAGGCAAAGCCCAAGTCGTCCGCACCGGCAGTGCCGCGCGGGAAGTCGGCAGGAGTTCGCAGTGATGTACCGGCACGTTCGGGGCGCTCAGACCAGGACAAGCGTCGTGAGCGTCTCGCGAACCAGAATATTTAACCACGAAGAGGAAACCATGCGATACCTCAAAAAATTGGGCCTCTTGTGGGCCTCGCTGTTCCCGGGCGTTACCAACCAGTCCACCAGCTTTACGGCGGACGTTGAAGCGTACATTCAGGAAGAAGTCGAGCCGCTCGCGCGCCGCCAGCTGGTCGCGTACCAGTTCGGCAAACCGCTGAAGCTGGACACGAACCGTGGCACGACGTACACGGCTTCGCGCTACCAGCGCCTGCCACTGCCGTTCGCGCCGTTGCAGGAAGGTGTAGCGCCCCCCGGCGAAGCGATGACGCTGCAACAGGTTTCGGCCACGGCTCAACAGTGGGGCGATCGCGTCATCATCACCGACGTCGCCAACCTGACCATCAAGCATCCGCTCTTCCAGCAGGCCTGCGAACTGGTCGCGTTGCAACTGCCGGAAACGCTGGAGCGCAACACGTTCAATACGCTCCTCGCCACGACTCAGGTGAACTACGCGAACGGCAAGTCGAGCCGCGCGAACCTGCTGGCTACTGACGTGATGACCCCGCACGAGACGAACCGCATTGTTGGTTCGTTCCTCACGTACGGCGTGCCGCGCTTCATGGGCGACGAACGCGAAGACATGATGATCGAAGCGGGCGCGTATCGCGACCCGTCGAAGTCGCCCGCTGTCATGCAACACTACATCGCGCTCATCCACCCGCTGTCGGCACAGGACATGCGCGAAAACACGACGGTTGTGAACGCGTGGTCGTACAGCGATTTGAACCGCCTGTACAACAACGAACTGGGCCCGTTCAACGGCGCGCGCTTCGTTGAATCGAACATGATGCCCTACTGGACGGGCGCAGCTGCCATCCAGGGCACGGCATCGGCATCGGGCGGCACGCTGGCAACGAACGCCGGTTACCAGATCATCGTAACGGCTTCGCCCGCGCAAACGTCGGTCGAGCAGATCGTCTATCAGGTTTCGAACGCCATCAGCGTGACGGGCCCCACGGGCTCGATCTCGGTAGTGATCCCGAACGTGCCGAACTACGTGTTCAACGTGTACATCGGCACGTCGGCCACGCCGTCGAACCTGGCAACGGCAATCGGTAACGGTGTTCCCGTTACTGGCCCGCTGGCCGGTCAGGCTACGCAGCTTCTGCCGAACCAGACGGTTACGCTGACGGGTATCGGTGTTGCGCAGACGCCGCCGGCGGCTCCCGCCACGGGCGTCAGCGTGTTCCCGACGATCTTCATCGGTAACCACTCGTACGGCCAGGTCCTGCTGGAGAACCCGGAATTCCACTACCTGACGGGCGCTGACAAGAGCGATCCGCTTAACCAGACGCGCGTCGTATCATGGAAAGTATTTTATGGAAGTATTATACTTAACCAGGCATTTTTGGCCCGTGTGGAGGCCGGTTCGGCATTCACGCCGGGTTATACTGCCGGCACCGTGACCACACCGTAACAGGAGCTTAAATGCCCCCGCGCACGCCTAACACCCCCTCGCAAGAGGGGGTTTTTGAAGATGACGACAAGCCGGAAGTTACCGGCGCCGAAACCCCGGAACAGCTGAAAGCCCGTATCGCGGCGCTTGAGGCTGAACTGGCGAAATCGACCGCTGGCCGGCTGATCGCGGAAGAAGAGTCCGCGCGTCTGTCCGCTCAGGCCCAGTCGTCGCTCTTTACCGCCAACGTTACGGAGCGTTTCTCGCGCCGCACGGACGACGGGAAAGACCTCTGGTGGTATCGCATCGACCTCGCGCCGTGCGGCGGCATCGATATCCGCCTGAACGGTCAACAGTACGTGCACGGCACGACGTACGAATTCAGTACGGACGTGTTGCGCAGCGTGAAAGAAATCGTGGCCCGCACCTGGGATCACGAGAACAACATCAGCGGTGCAAACGAAAACGCCTACAAGGTAGCTCAAGACCGCGTGCTGCGCGGTGGTGACCGCCGTCGATAAGAGGAAACGATGAACGAACATACCGTACTGGGAAACTTCCAGATCAACTTGCCCGCGCCCAACGGCGCTTCCGTTTCGATCAGCAGCTATGTGATCGAAGGCGAGACCCCGGAAGGTCTGAATGAACGGATGGATGTGTATCGCGAAGCGCTTCTGCGTCAGCAGGCGATTCTTGAAATTCCTGTGCTCGAAAAGGCTATCGAGGCACAGGTGAAGATGCTCGAAGATCACCGCAAGGCGTATGCGGATCTGCTGGAGCGCTCGAAGGCCAAGTACAAACTGACGAGCCAGGAACAGGCACAGATGACGAATCTGCCCGTCCAGATCAAGCAGATCGAGAAGTACCTCGACGAAGGAAAAGCGAAAATCGCTTCTGTGAAGAAGGCAGCGTAATGGCGTACCTCACGAGCCAGCAAATCGTCACTTTGGCATGCCAGATTGCCAAGGCCCCCGGCTTTACGCAGATCGGCGGGCAGATGCTGAACATGGCTCTTGAGGATCTCTGGTTGCACCGTGACCTGAAGATCAATCGGGTCACGGAACCTATTCTCGTGCAGGCGAACAACTTCGGGCCGTTCACGCTCCCGTTGAACTATCTGCGCACGTATGACCTGTTTTTCGAGCAGAACAACCTCCCGTACTTCCTGAATCCGATCAGCACGGAAGAGTACGACCAGGAGTTTAAAGACCCGTCGATTGCGAACTACCCATACGAGTTCATGACGATCCTCGTGGACGAGACGACGGCGCTCGCGCAGAATTCGGCGGGTACGCTCTTCATTTACCCGCAGTCGTCCGGCCAGATCACGCTGACGCACCGCTACATGGTGAAGCAACCTGACATCGTGACGCCGGAAAACTCGACTGTTATCCCGTGGTTTCCAGATCAGGATTACCTCATCAAGGCGACGGCGGCGCGCCTGATGGACATCACGGACGACACGCGGCGCGAAAGTTTCCTCCAGCAGATACAGAACATGCTGCGCGTCCATCTCATCATGGAAGGAGATGAGCAGCAGGTGGTCAAGTCCGTTCGCCTCGACCCGCGACGTTTCCACACGAACCGCACGCTCAAACCGACCAAAATCACCGACTAGGAGACCGTATGGCAATCCGCAACGGTCAGCCAGTCCGTTTTAGTCCTAAAGGTGTTTGTGACGCGTTCGATTCCACGGATGCGTTCGCCGGCGCGTGCCGCACGCTCTCGAATCTCGTTTTCGATCAGGGAAACCCTGAACTGGTTGTGTCGCGCCCCGGAGTCGGGACTGCGCTGACAACGTTCGGCAGTTTCACGACGCCTACTTTCGTTTCGGTGCACATCGCAATCGGAAACGTGATTTACGGGATGGTATCAACCGCGCGCAACCCCGGGCAGGATGAGCCGTTCGCTTACAACATTCTCACGAACACCTTCACGACCATAACGGGCGTGACGGCGGGAAACACGCCCACCTCTCCGAGTTCCAACCCCGCGTCCGCCTGGACGCCGCCTACGATGGATGTCATCAGCACGAAGATCATCGTTACGCATCCAGGGTTTAGCGGAACGGGCGCGAATTTCTTTGGTGTGATCGACATTTCGAACCCGGCGGCGCCGACATGGACGTCGGCCAACACGGCAACGAATCCTTTACCGGGTGTACCGACGAGTGTTGCGAACTTCAACAACCGCGCGTATTTCGCGGTGGGGAACGTCGATTACTTTAGCGACGTGCTGGTTCCGACGACGCGTACTAACGCCAGCCAGTCGGTAACGCTCGGCGACACAACGCCGATCACGGCCCAATCCGGCCTGCCCATCCAGACCACTTCATCAGGCGTACTTGGCGCGCTGGTTGTGTTCAAGGGTTCGCAAATCTGGCAGATCACGGGCGACCCCGTGACGAACAACCTCGCACTGAACTACATAACGCTGACGACGGGCACGGTATCGCCTCGCAGCGTCGTTCAGGGGCCCTTCGGGATATTTTTCGCGGCTGTTGACGGCCCCTACGTGCTCAGTTACGTAGGAACCCTTGGCGCGCTATCACATACGCCGGGGCAAGACGCACCGCCTGATTTGCAGGTTCCTTTCCAGAACGCGACCACGCCATCACGTATGGCAGCGTCCTTCACGGGTAACGTCTATCGCGCATGCATGGCAACCGTTGTGCAGGGCGTGGCCGGGACGAACGACTACTGGTACGACATCAGGCGCAAGCGCTGGACGGGACCCCACACCTTCAGCTACGACTGTGTGTCCCAGGTAGGCGACTTCTTCATTTTGTCCGGAAGCGCGCACGGCGCGGCGCTGTTCAAGAGCCAGTGCATACCCGACACGACCAGCGTGTACAACGACGCCGGGACGAACCTGACGAGCCACATGACCTCGTCTTCGTTCCCGAAGACCGGGCACATGGCGCAGGTGCAGGTGATAGAGTCAACGATAGAGCTTTCGTCTTCCGGCCTGGCGGTGAACTACAATCTGAGCGCACTGGACGGGAATTACAACCCGCTTAATTCTACGTTCATCCTGACAACCAGTTCAGGCACGCTTTGGGGCGCGGGGGTGTGGGGTTCGTTCCTTTGGGCATCAGCAGCCAACGTTCCGAAGGTCTACACGATCCCCTGGAGCATTCCGCTGGTGTTCCAGAAAATGTCGATTGACGTTATGGTCACGTCTTCGCAGAGCGTATCAATCGGGACGTTCTTCGCGCGCTACGCCGACACCGGCTACACGAATCAGGGGTAAATAATGGCTATCATCGGCACCCTTCCTAACATCTTGCTGAACGGCACGGTTGCTGACGCGTCGCAGGTCATGGCGGACTTTAACTTCATCGTCAACCAGGTGAACGCGGGCGCATCCCCCATAGGCACGATCTCCTCTGGCGCACTGATCGGGTTTCAGGTTTTCGGTACACCCGGAGCGTTCACTTACACGCCAACCACGGGAGCCAGTTCGTTCATTGCTGAAATTGTGGGTGCGGGCGGCGCGGGCGGCGGCGTCCCCACGTCGGTAGGCTCGGCGGCGGGCGGCGGCGGCGGCGGCGCAGGGGCCTACGTCCTTTACCGACGTATCGCCGCTTTAACGGGCCTCACCGGGAGCATCGGCACGGGCGGCGCCTTCTCTACAGGAAGCGGCGGCACGGGAGGCAGTACAACCTTTGCAGGAGTTACCGCCGGCGGCGGAACAGGCGGTGCAACGGTTGTATCGGGTTCCGCCAGCGTGCTAGGCACTCCTGGAATTGGAGGCGCGGCATCGGGGGGCACTGAAAACATAAGCGGGGGGGCAGGGGACTTCGCCTTCTCCATTACGGTGGCGAACGCCATATCAGGCAAGGGTGCTGATACACGATGGGGCGCAGGCGGCCAGGCCTTCGGCGCGAACGGGACGACCTTACTCCTGGGGGCACCCGGAGCGGGATTCGGTGCGGGCGGCGGCGGGGCGCTAGGTATCAACACTAACGGTACTGCGGTGGGCGGGGCAGGTGCTAGCGGCCTCGTCATAATTTACGAATATGCATAATACGAAACATTCCGGGGAAACGCATGGAAAACAGGACGCTTACGGAAAGCGATGTTAAAGCTATCGTTGATGAACTGGAAAGACGTGCTGCACAGCGTTTCCAGCTTAATATCGGGAAGGGCGTTCTCTCCCTGGTGTGGAAGGCGTGCTTTTACCTCATACTCTGGCTTGCCGCCTATGGCGCTGCCGGCGGTTTCGGGAAGTTCTTTAAATAGGGGCAATATCATGTCGTTTTGGGCACAGATCGAAGCAGATTACAACGCGGTAATCGGAAGCGCCGACAGCGTAGCTACGAAACTGGAAAACCTCATGGGTATCCAGACTCGCGCACAGGAAATGACGACGCTGACGAACCAGTTCACGGCGATCATTGACGACGGCAGCAAGGCGACGCCGGACAAGGTGACGGAACTGCTGACGCTGGTGGGCAAGCTGTGATTCCGGAAGAGCTTGCAGCCTGCCTTGGGATTCCTCTCACTCGCGCGCAAACGTGGGCTGATCCGCTGTCTGCGGCAATGGCGCTTTATGCGATCGATTCGCCAAAGCGTCAGGCTGCGTTCATCGCGCAGATCGGCCACGAATCCGGACGCCTGATTTACGTGCGCGAACTGTGGGGGCCGACGCCCGCTCAGGAGCGCTACGAAGGCCGCGCGGATCTCGGCAACACCGAAAAGGGCGACGGGTTCAAGTTCCGGGGCCGTGGCCTGATTCAGGTTACGGGCCGCACGAACTATCAGCGGTGCGGGGATGCTCTCGTGTTGCCGCTGACGGATCACCCTGAACTGCTGGAGCAACCCGGCAACGCCGCGCAATCGGCGGCATGGTTCTGGAATACGCACGGCCTGAACGTCGCGGCTGATGTGATGGACTTCGAAGGCATCACGAAGGCCATCAACGGCGGACTGAACGGGTACGATGACCGCGTGAACCTGTGGAAGATGTGCTGCACGACGCTAGGCGTTGGCGACGGCTACTGGAGCGAATCATGGCGCTAGACCCTATCACGGCGGGGCTGGACTTCGCCAACACCGTCGTTCAAAAAATCTGGCCGGACAAGAGCGCGCAGGAGCAGCAGCAACTGGCCGCCGTCCTGACGATGGTCCAGGGACAAATGGCGATCAATCAGGTTGAAGCGAGCAACGAAAGCACGTTCGTGGCCGGCTGGCGTCCGTTCATCGGATGGGCTTGCGGCATGGCCTGCGTATGGAACTGGATGGGCCTGCCTATCGCAAAGCTCGGTCTGGCGCTCGCCGGCCACCCTATCGCGCTGAGTCCTGCCGATCTGTCGGAGATGATGCCCGTTCTGATGGGCATGCTGGGGCTTGGCGGTTTGCACACTTTCGAACGCGTAAAGGGCGTTTCCAAATGAGGAATCTGATAAAAATCGCAGCGGGGATCGACACGGCGCCGATGCTTCTCGAGATTGCGCGCCAGCCGAAGCTGTGGAACCGGCACACGGTCCGGAAGACCGCGCCTGAAACTCCGCACGCGGCAATGGATGATATCTGGTTGCGATACAACGACGAGAAGCCGTTCAAGGAATCGGGCGACTACTCGAAGTTCAACGATGAGCATGACGCGAAGTTCTACCCGGAATGGTTCGCGCTGCCGTCCCTCCACCAGATCGTTTTCGATCTCGCCCACCGGGTGCGCGCGGTGCGGATTGGCGGGGTGATGATTACCCGCATACCGCCGGGCGGGAGGATCGAGCCCCATGCTGACGACGGGTGGCACGCGAAGTATTACAATACCAAGCTGTACGTGGTTTTGCAGTCGAATCCGCAATGCGTGAACCGCGTGGAAGATGAACGGGTGTCGATGGCTCCAGGCGAAGTCTGGTACTTCGATAACCTGAAAGAGCACGAAGTCGTGAACGACGGGCCGGATGACCGGATCACGCTGATTATCTGCCTGCGGTGCGAGCGATGATAAAGCATCACTTTTCTGCCGGCGGTGTGTACGTGCGCGAACAGACGCTACTGACAGGGCAAGTGGTTGAGAAGCACGTTCACGACTACGACCACCTTAGCTACCTTGGCGCGGGCCATGCAAGCGTAGACATAGATGGCGAACTGTACGTTCTGCACGGCCCTTGCATGCTGGAAATCAAAGCCGGAAAGAAGCACCGGATTCAGGCACTAACAGACATCACCTGGCTCTGCATTCACTCGGAAGCGATAGCGGACCCGGACATTGAGAAGGAGTAAATCATGCCTTGGGGAGTCGCGGCAGGAGTCGCAGCATCAGTTGCCGGTTCGGCAATTTCCAGCGCAATATCGCCTTCCAGTTCGGGGGGGTCGGGAGGTGGGGGCCCCGGCAGCTATTACGTGCCCACGGGATTGAGCACCGCCGACCAGCAATGGCAGGCGATCCAGAACCAGAACTACAACAACTATCTCCAGTACAACCTGGCGCAATACGGTAATCAATCCCTGAACCAGGGGCTTGAAGCACAGGCGAACTACGGCAACCTGTACCAGAACGCCGCCAACACGGCGAGCCAGCAGTACAGCGCTCTAGGAGGGCAGTTGCGCGGCGCAGCGGATAACCAGTTCGCAGCCGGGAACCAGTTGTACCAGACCGCGTTCGATCCTCAAAACGCGCTGTACAACCGCACCCTCCAGCAGTTGCAGGACCAGACGGGCGTAACCAACAGCATGTACGGGCTTGGGTCCAGTGCTGCCGGCGCAGGCGTCGCGAATCAGGCGCTTGGCAACTTTAATATCGACTGGCAGAACCAGCAACTGCAACGCCAATTGGCAGGCGCCCAAGGCGCTGGACAGGCTTACGGGCAGGCGGGCGCTCTCGGACAGGAGGGAGGTCAGGCCACGTTGCAGAGCGGGCAATTGCCTTATCAGACGGCGCTGGGGATTTCCGCCACGCCGGGGAACCTGGCGAACCAGTTCGGATCGTTCCTGAATTCGAATGTGTATGGCCCCGGTCAGGGGTTGCAGAACCAGTTTATCCCGTACGCTAATTACGGTCAGGGAGCACAGGCCGTGCCGTACCAGAACCAGATGGCCGGCGCGGGCGCGGCGGGGGCTATCGGGGGTCAGGCTATTGGTCAAGGCGTCCAAGGGCTTGGTAATGCCTACCAGAACGCCGGCAGTTTCGGAAACCTGTTTGGCGGTACGACAGGATCTTTCGGTGGCGGCGACTTCAGCGGCGCGTTCACGTCCAGCCCGTACTACAGCGGCGGCGGGAACTCGTACGGCTTCACCATGTAAGGGGCGATCATGGCAGGGTTTAACGTGGGCGCGCTGCCGTACTTCCTCCAGTACCAGCAGCAGTTACAGCAACAGGACTTTGCGAAACAGCAACAGCAACAACAGTTGGTGCAGTTTCAGCAACAGCAGCAGGACCGGCAACGTCAGCAGGCCGCGCAGGCGGCAGCGGGTAACGCTTTGCCTCAACTCCTGCAAGGCGGGATGCCGGCGCAGCAACCGCAAATGCCGCCTCCCCCACAGCCTCCCGCACCGGGCCAGGCGTCGCAGCCTATGCAGCAACCGCAAGGCGCGGCTCCGCTTCCGGGTCAGGGTCCGGCGCCGGGTGGCGTGCAACCCCCGTTGCCCCCTGGTGGTATCCCGCAAGGTGCGCAGGGTCAGCTTCCGCCCTTCCGTCCGATGCCGACCACGCCGCCTCAGTCCGTCGCGGCACCGCAAGGCGCTATCCCCGCGCCGCCGGCTCAGGCTGCGGCAACCGCTCCCCAACAGGGCGGGGGGCCGCTGACGCTTCAGGGCGCGGTGAAGGTGCTTCAGGATCAGGGTCTATCTGGCGCGGACCTGATGGCAGGGCTCACGCAGTTGACCCCGGTTCTCGATTCAGCATCGAAAGCGCAGGCCGCGCAGCTGCAGCAGCAGTTCAACAACGAGTTGAAGTTGCAGGCGGTTCAGGATCGGCACGACGCACTGGACCAACGCCGCGAGGCGGCGCAACAGGCATCGGAAGACCGGCGCCTGAGCATCCAGCAGCGCGCCGACGCTGCGCGGGAGTCTGCCGCGCTGCGCGGTGAGTCAATCGCGCTTCGCAAACAGCAGGTTGCGTTGAGCAATGGCGACGACGCGAAGTTCTCGCCAGATGACCTGAAGTTTCTTGCGGAACAGGCCCGCCAGGGGGACACGTCCGTCTATCAGAATCTCGGGCGCGGCGCGCAGGGCGCGAAGAACATCATTGCTCTGCGGCGCGAAGTCATGAGGCAGACGCGCGAAGCGGGTGAGACGGGCGCGGATATTGCGGCGGCCAACGCCGGATTCCAGGGCGAGAAGGCAGCCGCACGCACAGGCGCCACGCGCGCCGCGAACATCGGCATGGCGGTATCGGAAGCGAAGAACACCTTCCCGCTGGTCCGCCAGGCGTCCGCCGCGCTTCCGCGTACGGAGTTCGTGCCCGTGAACCGCGCTTTGCAGGCCGCGCAGACGAATACAGGCGATCCGCGCGTTGTGGCGCTGGGCACGGCCATCAACACGTCGATCAACGCCTACGCCCGTGCGATCAGCCCGACAGGCGTCCCAACCGTGGCCGACAAGGAGCACGCACGCGAACTGCTGTCCACGGCCAGTACGCCGGATCAGTTGAACGCGGTGCTCAACGTGATGGAAAAGGAAATGGCAGCAGCGCAGAAGGCCCCGACTGAAGTCATGGCGCGCCAGAAGGCACGGATCAGCGGACGCGCGGAGCCTACCGAACCCGGAACCGGTGGTCCGGCAGTCGGCACCGTCGAGAGTGGTTACCGCTTCAAAGGCGGCGACCCGGCTTCTCCGTCCAGTTGGGAGCGTGTGCAATGAACCCTTGGGAAAAGTACGCAGCACAGGCCGCGCCGGAAAGCGGTGCGCCTGTCGCGCCGTGGGAGAAGTACAAGCAGGCCGCGCCCGTCGCGCCGCTTGACCGCTTGCCGCCCGAAACGTCACCGACCGCGCAACCGCAAAAGAACGCCGACGACATCGCGCACCGCATCCTTGGATTGGGCGAAGCCGGTCTGTCTGCGGCCACGGGCGCAGTGGGCGGCGCTGCCGGTCAGCTGTACGGCATCGGCAAGACATTGACGAGCGGCAAGTACGGCACACAAGCCGGGATTCAGGAAGGTGAGAAGGCGGGCGTGGATCTCGCGAACAAGCTGACCTACCAGCCGCGCACGCAGACCGGCCAGCAACTCACGGAAGGCGTTGGTAAAGCGCTTGAAGCGTCCCGCCTTAAGGGTTTGCCCGTCGAAGGCGGGATGATCGGTCGCATTCCGGAGATTCCGGGCGCGGCTTTGCGGACTGCGGAAGGCGCGGCGGATATTAACCGCGCGGTTGGCCGGACGGCGGCGGCGCCTGTGAAGGCCCTGACGCGCAAGGCTATCGACAAGTTGCCTGACCTCGACCCCGCAACGAAGGATCTCGCGCGCGAGGCGCACGGCATGGGTTTCCGGTTGACTCCCGACCAGGTGTACGGGAACAAGTACGGCAAGTTCGCGGGGGAACTGGCGGGCGAGAATCCACTCGTCAAAAACACGCGAGAGCATAACAACGCCGTCTTCAATCAGAAGCTGGTTGATCTGGTGGGTGGAGACGGCCCGAAGTTGACGCGCAAGATATACGCGGAAGCGATGCAGAACGCTGGGACGACTATTGGCGACATCGCGGAGAAGACGCCCGTTCCGATCAACCAGGGCTTCGTCGCGCAACTGCGCGCGAACGGCGCCAACCAGTTGCCGGAAGTGTCGAACATCGTGAACGGTTTCGTTGACCAGATCGACAAGGCAGCAGGCAAACCAGAAAAGCTTCTTGGCGGCGGGCGCGCGGCGGGTGATCGTACGTTGGACGGGGTAGCCTTCCGGCGCATCAATACCGCGATTGCTAAACGCATGCGAGAAACCGCAAATGGCGATTTGCGCAGCGCGCTTAGCAATTTGCAAGACGATCTTCTTGAGCATCGTAGCCAGTTCATGGATAGCAAAGACCGCGTAGCGTACGACCAGGCGCGCAAGTTCTACGCCATTGGCAAGACGCTTGAACCGCTGGTAGCGAAGGCGCCGACTGGTGATATCCCGCCAGCGCTCCTGCTAGGCGTGTTGAACCGTAATGCGCTTGGAAAGTCGCTGGTCTCGCAAGGCGCGGCGGGCGATCTAGGCAAGCTGGCGGACATTGGACAGAAGTTCATGAAACCGCTTCCGTCCAGTGGGACAGCGGAGCGCGCGTTCATGCAGAACCTGATGACGCACCCTATCGGTACGGCAGCGTCTACCGGCGTGGCGGCGCTCACTTCGCCAGCGGCAGCAGCGTATAACCGCTTCGGCCCTGACGTAACGCAGCGGCTTATAGACCGTCCGCCACCCTAACCCTTGCGCGCGTGCGCGAACATGCTCAAAGGGATCAGCGCGACGTATAGAATCAGCGCGCCTTTGATGATCTCGGTTAGTGAGAAGGTGAACAGCGCGTAGATGATTGCTGCAAACGGAGCGAGGACTGTACCCATAGCGAAAAGCGCAACGAGGACCAGTACAATTGTTCCGAGTTTCATGGTGATCTCCCAGGTTGTTACGACCACTATAGCAGATGCAAAATGAAAATACTAGTGATTGACGTAGGTTCCAATGCGCTCGACCTGTGCATGCGTTGGCAGATGCAAGGGCATGAGGTGCGCTGGTACGACAAACCCCGTCCCGATGGCACGGACCGCCACGCGGGCGAAGGGTTCGTTACCAAGATCCGCGATTTCAACGAGCTTCGCAAGAAGTGGATCGGATGGGCGGATCTCATCTACACACCCGACAACACGCACTATCTCGACCTGCTGGAGCCCTTCCGGCGAATCGGGTATCCGATCTTCGGTTGCAATCTGGATGCCGTCGAATGGGAACTGGATCGCGAGATTGGGCAGAAGGTGATGGAAGATTGCGGGATGCCGTGCATCGATGGCAAGACGTTTCACGACTACGATTCAGCTATCGCCTACGTAAAAAAGCAGGGTAAAGCGTTTGTCTCCAAGCCGTCCGGTGACGGCGAGAGGGCAATGTCCTATGTTGCGAACTCGGCGGCGGATCTGGTCTACATGCTTCAGCGCTGGAAAACAGTCCCGAAATACGTCAAATCGGCCAAAGAAGACGGATTTATTCTCCAGGAGAAGATTGACGG